TTAATGCTGATGAGCTAGATGTACCAGCAGAACCAGTAATTAAATATGCTTATGCTTTGGCTGTAGCAGAGCGTGGTGAAGATGGTGGACTGTCAGCACAAGAAGCTACTGCACTAGCAGATCAGTCACTAGCAGATCACATTGCTATTGAGAATGGTAGGTATCGTGATGAATATCTCTGGCACGCATCGTAATGGCTAAACCGTTACAGACATCAACTATATCAGCACCAGGTTTTCTTGGTGTAAACACACAGGAGAGTAGTGTTGACTTGTCATCAGGTTACGCACTAGAAGCATACAACTGTGTCATAGATCAGTTTGGTCGTATCGGTGCTAGACGTGGATGGCAGAAACAGAACAGTAGTTTAAACACTGACTTGTCTACTAATGACATTGAGTTCTTATTTGAGTTACCAGAGACAGGTACTGTATTAGCTGGTGGTGACAATAAGTTATTTAGTTTTGCTAGTGGTACGCTGACAACAGAAGTAACTACTACAGTTGTAGATGCAGCAGGAACAGGTACTACTGTTTATAACATTACGGATAATAACTGGATTGGTTCTAGTATTGTCTATGGTGAAGGACCAGACATTAGTCCTCATGCTTATGTGTGTCAGGCTAGTCATCTGCCTTTAGTGTATCACAAGGTTGGTTCTGGTCATGCACACACAGGTAGTTATGGTTTTCAAAGGTTAATGGATGTTGGTACTGTTCCTTCTACTTATGCGTCAGCTTCTGACTTTACACCTAACTTTGTATTAGGAGCGTATGGACGTACTTGGTGGGCAGATATTGCTAACGACTCACAGACTGTGTACTTCAGCGCACTACTGGACGGAACAAACCTGTCTACTGGTGATTCAGGTTACTTATCTTTGGTAGATGTATTTCCTAATGGTGACGAGGTAGTAGGTCTAGCAGCACATAACGGTTTCTTAATTATCTTTGGTAAGAGAAACATTGCAGTTTACGCTCACCCTATTGATGTAACACGATTAGAGTTAGTTGATTTGATTGCTAACGTAGGATGTATTGCAAGAGATAGTATCGTTAATACTGGTACTGATGTAATGTTCTTGTCAGACACTGGTGTAAGAAGTATTGCTCGTGTCATTCAGGAAAAGTCAGCACCTATTAACGATATATCTTTTAACGTCAGAGATGACATTGTTGCTTTTGCAGCTTCAGAGTCTGACAAAGAAAGAATCAAAGCTGCTTATTATCCTAAAGATGCTTTTTATATCTTGACACTGCCAACATCTAAGTATGTGTATTGTTTTGATCTAAGAGGTAGACTAGACAATGGAGCAGCACGAGTAACTATTTGGGACAGCATCGAACCTAAGTCATTGTGTGTTACTTACACAGGTGATTTATTGATAGGTAAAGAAGGATACATTGGTAAATACTTTGGGTTTATTGATAACGAGTCTACTTATCGTCTTAGGTATTACACAAACTACTTTGACTTAGGTAGTCCAACAACAGTTAAGTTTTTAAAGAAAGCTAACTTTGTAGCTATTGGTGGTGTTGGTCAGGCAGTAGCGTTGAAGTATGGTTTTGATTATGTCAACTCTTATAGGTCTATAACTAAAACATTGTCAACAGGTAATGTATACGAGTACAACATTGGTGAGTATGCTATTGCTGAATTTTCTAGTGGTTTGGTTCTTGACAAAGTTGAATCTAATCTAGGTGGTTCAGGCTCAATCTTACAGTTAGGTTTTGAATCTGAAATTAATGCAGCACCTTTGTCGCTACAAAAAATAGATGTTTATGTAAAAGCAGGAAAGACAGTCTAAGGAAGAAATATGTCTAATTATACAAAAGCTACTAACTTTACACAGAAAGATGGATTGTCCTCTGGTGATCCTAATAAGATTATTAAAGGATCTGAGATTGACGTAGAGTATTCTGCTATTGCATCAGCAGTTAATTCTAAAGCTGACAGTGATAGTCCTACGTTTACAGGCACACCAGCAGCACCAACAGCTACAGCAGGAACTAACAGCACACAGATTGCTAGTACAGCGTTTGTAACTACAGCTATTACAGCGCAAGGACTAGGGACTATTGCAACACAAGACTCAGATAGCGTTGCAGTAACAGGAGGTACAGCATCAGGATTAACAATTACATCATCAACAGTAGAAGGACATACCGTAGGTTCTAATGCTACTGGTACTAAAACAGTATCAACTGCTAGTCCTAGTGGTGGATCAGACGGAGATGTTTGGTACAAAGTAGCATGAGCATTTACGTTAAAAATTCTGGTACGTTTAAAGAAGCTCTTGAAATCTATGTTAAAGATTCAGGGACTTGGAAAACTGTATTAGAAGTACATACGCAGCAAAACGGAATATGGAAAAAAGCATTTCCTGTTGCAGGTACTCAGACTTATGATACAGCAGGTACTTATTCATTTACAGTTCCTGGTGGTATTTACAGTCTAAGTTTAGACAAGATGTCTGGAGGCGGTGGAGGTGGTCCATCTGGTTATCACTCTGGTGACTGTCACTCAGGTGTACCAGGATATGCAGGATCAGCGTACACAACACCTCAATCGTTCTCTGTAACACCTGGAGAAACACTTACAGTTATTATAGGTGCAGGCGGAGCAGGAGGTTGTTGTTGGGCTTTCCAAGCACCTCAAAGAATTGGTAGTCCTGGAGGTTATACTTACGTTAAACGTGGAGCTACTACTTTGTATGAAAGAGCAGGAGGTCCATCTAGAAGCGGTATTTATTATAGTGGCTCTGACTTTAGAACTCCTGGTTTAACTAATGGTACAGGATTTGGACAAGGTGGATCAGGTGGTAGCTGTACAGGTAACGGTGGTGATGCGTCTGATGGAGGACTTGTATTCTCATGGTCTTAATGCCTAAGTTAACAGAAGAAAATGAACAACTAAAACGTAAACAAGTATGTAGAGATTGTGAAAAGAATAAGTTAGGTGTTTGTACTAAGTGTGGTTGTGTTATTAAATTAAAAGTTAAGTTTGAACAAAATCAATGTCCGTTAGGAAAATGGTAAGAGGATAAAAAGATGGGACCATTAGCAGCAATGGCAGGTGCTACAGTAGTCAGTGGATTACTGGGAGCTAGAGCAGCAGGCAAACAAGCCTCTGCAATGAACGCACAAGCAGCAGCACAAGTTGAAGCTGCGAGAATTGCAGCAGAAGAAGCTAGGTTTAGACCAGTAGGTATTACTACTAGGTTTGGAACAGCTACTCCTCAGTTTACTGGTGGTCGTTTAACTGGTTATGATTATCAGGGTTCACCTGAAGTATTAGCATTACAAGATCAGTTATCAAGAATCTATGGTCCTAGTCTTACACAAGCTGAACGTGCTGCTACATATCAACCACAGTTTCAACAAGCTGCTGAACAGTTATTTGCTCTAGGTCAGGCAGAGATACCACAAAGCAGAGAGCAGATCATGCAACAGCAAAGAGATTTGCTACGTCCTTACGATATTGAGGAAGAGCAAAGACTAGCTGCTGGTGTGTTTGGTCGTGGTCGTGGTGGTCTTAGCGTAGGTGCTGGTGGACAACCAGAACTACAAGCATTAGCTGAAGCACGTAGACGTAGAGATTTACAACTAGCTGCTAACGTAGATCAACAGTACATGAGTAGAGCACAGCAAGCTGCTGGTTTAATGGGTGCAGGTGCTGGACTATTAGGTACAGGATACGAAGCACAGACTGCTGCGCTTGGTCCATTCCAAGGAGCTTTCCAGTCTGCTCTTGATCTAGAGACAGCAGCACAACAACCATTACAAATTGGTAGTGCATTAGGTTCTAAGGTTACAGCAGCTAATACTAACGCAGGTAACATTATGTTGTCTGGTCAGACTGCTGCAGGTAACTTACAACGTCAAGCAGCTACAGCAAGAGCACAACAACTTGCTGGTGCTGCACAGGGTGCTAGTAATTTAGCTACTATGTATGGTATGGGTATGTTTAGTGGTCCTAGAACACAAACAAGTGCTGCTAATAACATGGCTTTGTATCAGGATTATAATCAGTTTTTACCTGAGGTTACTTTAAGTCAATAACAAGGAATAAGTATGGCTGGATCAATTGCATCTTTATTTGGACCATCTGCTGAAGAGATTGTATATGATCGTCAACAAGCAGAGAAGCTAAGACAACAAGCACAGTTACAACAATCACTAGCTGGTCAAGAGACACAAGCTGGTAGAGATTTCTATCAGTCAGGATATAACTTGACTATGGGTCTAGGCAAAGCTCTTGCTGGTATGTTTGGATACAGTGAGCAGATGACAGACCCACGCATTGCTAAGTCTGTTGCTATGCGTAAAGTGTTTAGTGATTTGTCTGCTGAAGATTTAAATGATCCTAGTAAGATTAGCATGCTGTCAGAAATGGCAGACCAGTACGATCTCCCTGAATTAAAACTATGGACTGCTGATAGAGAACGTAAGCTACTAGAAGAAGAATCAGTAAGATCAGCTAGAGAAGCTAAAGCTGCAGCAGACGCTGCAGAAACATATTCAGGAGCAGGTACTTTTATAAGCCCAGATGGAAGAAGGTTTAACGGTATTAGGAATAGTAGAGGTGTTATATTTGAAGTGCTACAGGATGGTTCACTACTAGCTGCACCACAAAATACAG